TCCGTTAATGACATAATAATCTGCCCCTAATTCATTACATAATGCTTTTGCGATTGTTGTCTTACCAATTCCAGGAGGACCTGCAAGGAGAAGATTTGGAATCTCACCCTTCTCCACAAACTCCTTAAATGTTTTTTTAGTATCATCAGGGAGAATACAATCATCGATTTTACGAGGACGGTACTTCTCCACAAAAAGAAATTCACTTGTCATAATTACTTACCTTTATTCAATCCACCATTATCGTCTTTATCGCCAGAAGGAAGAGTTCCTCCCATCAAATGGTCCCAGTTTTTGGTGTCAGACGTATCAAAATTTTTATGTCGAACTCCACCACCTCGATTTCTACTATACCAATTTACTGGTTTAGCGGGACCTCTAGGTAATTTTATTATTTTTTGATTTTCACTATTCTCATTATCCATAATTTAGTTTATCCAATCAGGTTTAGTTTATCACGATAGTCGGCAAAAATCAAGAACTTTTTTCTTTTCTTCGTTTTGCTACCTCCTTCATTTTTCTTTTAGTTTCTTCGGTATGCTTCCTACCGTAAAAACTATTTTTTTCTCCAAGTTGATTTACTTTATTTTTTTCACTAACAACTTCCCTACATTTTTGAGAAATTACATTACCTTGTAAGGATTTTCTTATTTTATCTTTTGTTTCTTGTGTGTGTTTTTTACCATAACGAGGACTGTCTTTACCTCTTTTACCATAGAGAGGATTGTTTTCTCCCTTCATTTTTTCACTTTGATTTCTTTTTAGTTCTTCTGTTGGAATATATCCACTTCTACCTTCGCCACCATCAGATTTATTTAATAAAATACCAGTTCCCAAATCTTTCCTGCCAAGAATAAAAATCATATATCTTTCGTGATTGAATGCTTCTTCTTCTGTAAGATTTGTTTTGAGTTGTATTATTTTACCTTTATCTTTTGGAGTAGCACAAGGTTTTCCAACTTTTCTATATGCACGGTCTCCTTTACCTTTACCAATATAGTAGGGAGTTCCGTCTTCACGCAAATAGGCGTAAGTGTAATACATCTCTGCTCTGTTGTTTGTTCGCATTACTATTTATAAGGGAGAGCATTTCTACTCTCCCACCTGAAAAGTGCGAACAAACCAGGCACCATTATTTATGTAACCCATTCTGGACGCCTTGACGGCATACGAAGATAATTAGATGCAACCCAAGGTTTGGATGCAATGTACATCTTGTAAGCAGTAAAAGTGTCAATGCTGTCGTCAAGTTTATACTCATCGGGCATAGCACGAACAAAGGTTTCTACACTGGTTATTTTACCACGGGGAAACAAGTAGAAAGCATCTACAAGTGTTTTGTAACAAGAATGAACTTTACCGTAGCGAAGAGTATATTCATCACACAGATTCATTCCGTGTTTGATTAACCAATAGGCATTATGAATAGACTCTGCTGCCCATTTGGTGCAAGGATGATTACGGAATGCACCCTTCTCGGTGCTGTAAGGAGTGTTGTCTGACTTGAGAAGGGGTCCGTAGTTGTGATACCACTTGGATGCCACGATAGAGAGCATCTGACAGCACTCCAAGGGCATTTTGACTACGTGCTTGTCGGGAAGGCAGATAGCACTCTCTGCAGGAAATTCGCTTGTTACGAAGATGTTCATCTAAAAGTTGAATCAGGTTCCAGAGCAATATAATACTGTACATCAAAGGCAGTATTCTTGAATCGTGACAAAAGTTTGGAAGAAATCACAACCTCATAAGAACCAGGAATGATTTTGATATTCTCCACCTTAAAGTTGAAAGTGAATACATCATTAGTCTCACCAACAATTTCTTCGTAAGCATTTGAAGTGTCATTCTTCTTATCACGAACCACTAGCTTAACTACCCCTGCTTCACCAATTACAGATAAATCTGGAACTTGATAGATAGATGCTGCCTTTAGAAGAGTATCAAGTACTTCTGTATTTAAATTAAATTGAACATCTTCACTGGGAAGATTAATAGACTTATCAGGAGGAGTTACGATTACGTTAGGATCTGCAAAGAAATATTTTGAACGAGACTTACCTTCTTTGATTACCACATAACTATCATTTACAAAATCAAGTTCGGCATTCTTTTTCAAAGAAAGTCCATTCAAGAATTGATTCAAATCATAGATGCCAAAGTCCTTGGGAAGTTCTTCTTCAATCGTTGCCTCTGCAAGAATGTTCTTCATTACAGAAATTGTACGAAGAGAATTACCTTCCTTAAACATAATGGATTGATTGATGCCAGAGAAATTTTTCAGCAATGTCAAAGTTTTATCAGAGAGTTTCATAGTTTGGGGTTTAATATTCACTTATTTTCAACAAGGTTAAGATGATTAATCAAAAGAATAGTATAGTGCAAAACTTTAAACAAGTCAGCACGGGGAGTTCCTTTGGTATCATAACGATCTGTATACTTGGTGATGTTGCCTGCACAAAAACCTTCACGACGATTGTGCTTAATTTTATCAAGAGTTTGATCTGTTCCACCACCAGTCCTATCAACATAATGTTGACTATAAGTTCCAGAAATATACTGCTCAAGTTGTTTCAGGATTTTATCTTCGTTGTATTTCCAGAAACCATTTTTGTTAGTATCGTTAATCACAGGTTCAAGTTCAGATTTAATAGTAAAAGTATTTGGAGGATTGAGAGTAATACTATCGGGAGCAGCATAGGGAATGCCAGTCAAACTGATACCGTCTCCATACCAAAAGTCTTGAGCGGGACGTGATGAACCAAAAGAAATAGTATCAGTCCCCTGCCCACCAGAGATTACAGTATCTCCAAATGTTGCGGGAATTGAACTTTCATAAGTGCTTTCGAAATTTTCAGACATTTTAAATCATAGTAAAGAGTAAAAGAGGAGGCACATTAACCTCCCCATATTCTATCATTTTGCTTGCTGTTCGTCAAGTTGTTGTTGAATAAGTTTTTGACGTTGATCAAAAGAAAGGTTTATCCAATAACTATGTTTTGCTGCCATTTCAGCATCACTATGTTTTTTGTGACAAGTTTTACAAAGAAGACGGCACTTCTCAACTTCCTTCCACCAATTTTCTAAAGAACAAGGAAACGCACTTATAGTGAATTGTTTTTGTGCTGGATCTATGTGATCAAATTCAAGATTTTTGATTGTTCCACACCATACACACTTTCCACCAAGTTTTTGTTTTGCTTCTTCTTTTAGAAGATTTCTCCTCGTGTTGAAATAAGGAACTCTTTTTTCTTTCAACTTTTCCCTGTTCTCTTGGTAGTAAAGCATATTACGTTCATCAACTTTTTCCTTATTCTTATAATAGTATTCTCTATCAGAAATACGTTTTGCTTCTTTTTGCTCTTCCGTCAGTTTTTGGCGATATTTTTTATTATATTCAGTTTTTTGTTCTTTTGAATATGGCATAATAAACTGAAAAGTGTTATTACTATTTATACGAATAACACTTTTCAGTAAAAAGCACTATCAGAGAGCACTGGTGTCAATATCATCAAGAGGGTTCTTTTCTTCAGTAGGCATTTGAAAATCTACATCAATTTTATCATAAAGTTCCAAGAATGCTTGTTTGGTTTCATCATCAAAACGATTTACGCACACTTGAATTGATTTTGCTTTATCTTTGAAGATGGAATAAGCACGAACAATATGAACCAGGCGGCGGGTGCTAATGATTTCCTCAATACCACCATCATAGAAAGTTTTACGAATCACGTCACCCCAATCAACAAGACGCTTGCAGAACTCACGATCTTCCACACCAAGATCCAGAGCAATACCTTCAAGAATCTTTTGCTCTACAGAAGGAGCAGGATAGGATTGCTCAAAAGTCACAGGAAAACGCTCCAGAAACGCTTCGTTAAGAACGTTAGTACCGATGAACCTACCGTCATCAGAACCCTTACCCTTGGTGTTTGCAGTGGCAATCACATTGAATCCAGCAGCAGGTTTGACGAACTTACCAATCTTCTTCAAGAACACACCCTTACCTTCCAGAACAGATTGAAGGCACAGAATTTTATTAGATGCCAAATCAATCTCATCCAGAAGAAGAATAGCACCACGCTCAAGTGCTTCAATCACAGGACCGTTATGCCAAGCAGTTTCACCATTCACCAGACGAAAACCGCCAATCAAATCATCTTCATCAGTCTCAATGGTGACATTCACACGAATCAATTCACGCTTCAGTTGAGAACAAGCTTGCTCCACACTGAACGTTTTGCCATTACCCGAAAGACCCGTAATGAACGTAGGATAAAAA